GAGATCAGCTGTGCAAAACTATGTAAAAGGTAAAGAAGAATGAAGCAAGTTTTTGGAGATAAAAAGTGTGTTGCCTGTGTTGGGGCAATGGCAACAAATTCCTCAGTAGAAGAGTTTGAGAAATTCGTTGGGAAGAAGGCACCTTTTTCAGATATAGACCTATATAAATATCTTCTCAGTAAGGGATATCTATTAGGTTATGGCATGGAGAATAAAGATGAGATTATTTTAAATGAAAAGATGAAAATTCAAATTGAATGGAAAATGGAAGGAACTCCATGCTATATACTGGTTGTAAGTGAGACTCAAAAGGAAACCCCACATGCAATATACTGGGACGGTGCAAGAGTTTTTGATCCAAATCCTAAGACTAAAGATGGAAGAGAATTATGTTCTTATAAAATATTATTTGTTTATCCAATATCAAAAATAGGGGATTAGACCATGTTTGAAGATTTTGTTGAAGCATTGTCAGGACCAATTACTTTTATTCTAATCCAGTTATTAGCTTTATTTTTAATTGGATTAATGTTCATTCTCCGGGAAGTGAAATTGTTTAAGAGAGTGATAGTAGATCCGAAAGGTTGCAGAGTTGAGAAATGGCCTGTCTGGATCTGTTTAATACCTTTATACCTAGTTATTGGATACGATGTGATAACTCTGTTTAGGTGTGTGTATTGTTAAAAGCCTGGCAGGGATGAAGCCGTTAAACCATGCCGGGGTCCACTATCACCTCGTTAGTTGTGAAAAATGTCCGGCTGCTGCATGGTGCTGAAGGCCGGGGTTGTGGATTCCCTGCCATGCAATAAAAGGAGGCGTAGAATGCAGGAGAAATTATTTAAACTGAAAACAAATCTGATCGATACGGCAGGGGAAGAAAAGCAAAACTGGTCAAGCTTTAATGTGATCGATACAAATGCCACAAACGCAATAAGAAAACTTGAAGATTCAGACGAAATGGCAGAAAAAGAATTTGTGGTTGAGGTTGAAATACTCGGGTATATCGATATTAGATAAAAGCGTGGCAGGGATGGAAAAACCGCATATCGGTGTCAATAGCATATCCGAGTTGGCTTTTCAGAGGATGTTTACATCGGACTGAAGTTTAAAGGAATAGCTACCAATTTGACTGAGTCCCTGCCATGCAGTAAAGGAGGTATAAAATGCAAAAGAAATTATTTAAAATAAAAACAATTTATAAGGGACGGAAAATAAGTCCCTCAGAACATAATATCGTTGCCGAGAATGCAGAACAAGCGGTTTTAAAATTAAAATCAATGGAAAAATTCTTGGACACAGAAATAGTTGACGAAATAATTGTTCTCGGACACATTGACATGGAATAGGGCCATGCAGTAAAGGAGAGCAAGTCATAAGGAGGAGGAACAGATGAAGCCGATTGAATTTAAACAACAGAATGTAGTATTTGCAAAAGACCAACCGCCATATTTACCGTTGCCAGCCTATCAGGACGATGAACAAGGCGGACGGATATTTCATTGTTGGCAACTGACCTTTGCGGAGCGAATAAAAGTTTTATTTACTGGACGATTTTGGATAAATGTACTGAATTTTCATCAGAAACCGCAACCAATAAAGCCGATGGTTGATAGCCCCTTTAAGGGCTAACCACGGGAGAAGGCAAATCATGATAAAGCGATGCCAAATATGCGGAAAGTGGCGAATCGGCAAGGGCGATTTCTGTAAAAAATGTGCAAGGGCAGTAAAGGAGAGTAAGCCATGAAGAAACTAATATCTAAAATAATCTACGGTATCTGCTATGCTGGTGCATGGATAAGGGAGTGGTTCATCCAGAAGAAACTATACCGTCAAGGCTGGAATGGAACGGACGGAAGAAACTGGGTAGACATTCCAGAGATTCCAGACGACGATCCAGACCTGGAGTAAGCCATGAGAGAGATAAAGTTTAAGGCTTGGGACAAGAAAAAGAAAGAGTGGGTATTTGGCTATCCATTTCATGTGATCGGCGAGACAACCCTATTTGATTTATTAAAGCAATATTCCATTGAGAATTTAACTGACCTTGAAATTGTTCAGTATACCGGACAAAAAGATAGAACGGAAAATGCGGACGACAGGAAAGAAATTTACAGGGGGGATATTTTAGGGGCAGAAGGAATGCACAACATGGAAGTGGTTTGGTTAGACTATGGATGGGGCGTTAAGTTTCACGATAGAGAAAATACTATTTGCGAACCGTTTGACGACCAACTATTTCAAGAGGATGTTTCTGTAATTGGAAACATCTTCGAGCATCCCGACCTAAAAGAGTGGGAATAGATGAAGAAGCCCAAGAAATATTGCGATGTTGGAATTTACGAACATACAGTTCCGATGCCGATTAATGGGAGAGTGCAGGGGATTGATTTTTGCATAGCTCATATAGTGGCTTCATTAAATGCTGGCGGCATAAAAACGGTTGCTAGTTGTTGCGGACATGGTAAAATAGATGGACGTATTGATTTAGAGGATGGAAGATATTTGTTAATCAAAGAGGGGGAATAGATGTCTATAAAAATAACATATAAAGAATTTTTTGAAAAATCAAAAGATAGCAAATTATTACAGAAATTAATATACCAATGTTTTATATCATCCATTAAAATGACATCATTAAGTCAAAAAGTTTTTTCCAATATTCCAAAGGTTGATTCTGGCGAGCTTATGTTAAATGGTATTGCTGAATTATGCAAACTTAAAGATATTATTTTAACAAAAAGAGAAGATATAACAGCAGAATATATGGCTGATATTTTAAATTCATATACAGAGAAAGAAGAGGGAGAATGAGACATGAAGTGTAATTTAGAATGTAGTTATAAAAGTATGGTGGGGAATAATTGCTTAATCAAAAATCATCAACCCCATTGTCCGCTTCTTGCTCAATCCCGATGGATACCAGTAGAGGATGCATTTTTTCTATTGGTAAAAGCGGTTGAATTAATAAGGGCATGGCACGGCGAAGTAGCATGGGAAATCTATTATACTCAATCGCCGGAAATGAAAAAAATTCGTGAGGCACTTGACGCTTATCCTGCACCACCAGAGAAGGGGGAATCATCATGAAAACGATTATATTTTCATTATCAATAATAATTTTGGGGATCCCTTGGATCCTGGCAATATTTTTAGAACATATATTCAAGGGGATTCGGAACAGCATTAAAAGTTTATGGGATTGGATAGAAGATCCCAGGCCGAAATTATACCCAAGAGGATGGCGTAAAAAAAGGAGAGAAATATGTCAAATGAAGTAATTGTTAAGCTTGTTTGGACGAAAGAGATTCCAAAACAAAAAGGATTTTGTCTTTTCCGGCATGGTGAGAATAAAAAGGCTGGATATATCCATGAGTTTAGGAAGAGATTATACTTCTATTGGCTTGGTCAAACCATATACCTGGATAGTAAAAAGGCCAGCAAATTTGAATATTGTTTCATTCCGGATCCAGCTGAACCAAATTAAACCAGAAAGGATTTACGATGTCATACGTGAGTGATCAGATGAGAGCTTTAGCAGTTTTCGCATTCTGCATACTGTGTGTATTGTATTCGATTGCAGCTGCTCTTTTGAGACTGTTTAAATCTATTGACTGGAACTGGATATTCATTATAGTTCCTGGTGGGATTGTTATTATTATTGGTGTTGTTCTACTAATCCGGAGAAAGATTAAATCTTAGGTAGTGAATATGGCGAAGGGGAAGAAAAAGACTGTTAAAAAGAAGAAGGAGAATTCAAAATTAAAGAGTTCACCACCTCAGTCTAAAAAAACTACAAAAAAGAAAAAAACTTCCAAGAAGAAAAGTCCTGTAAAAAAGGGTAAGGTCCAGAAGAAACCGGTAAAGGCTGTAGTAAAAAAGAAAAAGGCAAGTTCGAAGCCAAAGAAATCTGCATCTAAGAAGTTAAAAAAGGTTGAATCTAAAAAACCTGTTCAGGATAAAAAGCCTGAGAAATTGAGAAAGCTGACAAAGAAGCAGGAAATGTTTTGTCAGGAAATGATGCTTGATATGAACTTGACTCAAGCAGCGATCCGGGCAGGATATTCTAAGAAAACAGCTTACTCTATTGGGCACGAAAACCTGAGAAAACCTGAAATACGAAGAAGATTGTCAGATCTAATAGATTTGCGATCCAGACGCGTTGGAGTGAACGCTGATTATGTTTTAAATACGCTAGTAGAAATAGTTGAAAGATGTAGACAAGCTGTACCAGTAATGGTAAAGGTTGGAGGCGAATGGATTGAAACAGGTGAATATCAATTTGATTCATCCGGAGCAAACAGGGCCTTGGAATTACTGGGAAGGCATTTAGGATTATTTAATGATATTAAACTTCCACCTGAGAGTCATGGATTGAATATGCTGAACATAAATTTCTTCGATCTAGGAAAGGAAGAACTTGAACGAGTCATTGATACAGTCATACGTGAAACACGGAGACAGAATACAAAAAAACTTAAAAGAAAGATATGAGTTGTATTCTGTAATGAGATCCAATCCCGATATGGCAATGGCTGAAAAGGCATTGATGCTGAAGGATATTATTCGCTTCTTCAAATATCATGCATGGATCCATGAGCCGCGTCCTCAGATGCTTAATCTGTACGGTTTTTCCAAACCTACTCTTCCATTTTTATTGTTTGATTTTCAGAAAAGATGTGTACTGGAACTGGTAAAGTCTATCCAGGAAGGAAGGGACCAGCTGGTCGAGAAGTCCAGGGATATGGGTGTATCCTGGATGGTTGTTACAATTATTTTATGGTTTTGGCTTCAGCGTGATGCAGGAAATGATTTTCTACTGGGTTCCAGGAAGTATGAATTTGTTGACAAAAAAGGATCCCTGGATACTCTTCTTGAAAAATTCCGGTACAATCTTTATAGACTTCAGCCGGTAATGCTTCCGGAAGATTTTGATCTGGACAAACATGATAATGTGGGTTTTATTCTCAATCCGGAAACAGGATCCTTTATTCATGGTGAATCAAACAATGCCAATTTTGGTTCTGGTGGAAGATATAAAGCAGCTCTTCTTGATGAGTTTTCTAAATGGGAAGAAACAGATGATAAAGCATGGACCTCAATGGGTGATTCTACCCCCTGCAGGATCCCGGTATCGACACCATGGGGATTGGGAAGGAAATTTGCTCAGCTGAGGTTTTCAGGTGCTATTAAAGTAATGACTCTTCACTGGTCTCTTCATCCGATTAAAAGTGCCGGCCTTTATGAAAAGGATGGGAAAAAAAGATCTCCCTGGTATGATACTGAATGTGAAAGACGCTCTGATGATCCAGCTGCAAATATAGGACAGGAACTAGATATTGATTATCTCAGTTCCGGAACTCCATATTTTGATAATGAAATGGCTGCAAGAAGATATCAGAAATTATCCCAGGATCCTCCCAGGATAATACGATATGAATTTGAAAGACATGAGGACACTGTAAAACTATTTCCCCATGCGACCGGCAGAATATTTGTACATGAAGAACCGGATCCGATAAAGAAGTGGATCCAATTCAGATATTGTATAGCGGGTGATGTTGCTGAAGGATTAGAGAAAAGAGACTTCAATTATTTCATGGTCTATGATCGGGTTCAGGGAAAAGATGTTGCCTGGTTTCATGGACACTGTGATACGGATGTTCTTGCTATTCTACTCTTCCATTTTTCCAAGAAATATTATAAGGCTTATATCGGTCCGGAAAGTAATAATCATGGACATGCCGTGATCCAGAAGTTGAAATCATTCAAAGCGAATATGATGTTTGAAAGAGAGTTTTCAAAATATATAGATCTGGATAAAGAGAAGCTGGGTTGGAATACAAATAAACAGACAAGGCCAATTCAATGCGCTGAACTGCGTGAAGCATTAAATGAAGAATCTGATGGTATCCTTGATAAAGATTTTTTCAATGAAGCAATGACATTCATTTATAATAAGAACGGTAAACCTGAAGCTGAAGCAGGAAATTATGATGATAGGATCCTGGCCCAGTCAATCAAGTTCCAATTACACAAATGGCTTCCTGCTCCTGTAAGAGCAGAACCTAAAAAGGAAAATACTGAATTTGATTATGAGCCAAAACAAGGTGATAATGTAAAAAGGCCGGAGGGTGCCGATGCTGTCTGAGAAATTGACTTTTGAAGATCTATTAAAAGTAAAAAAGGTTTTGGAAGAGAGAGGTATTAAGGCACAATGGATTGATGTTTTCGTTAGTGAAGAAACAATATTGAATCTAGATTTTCTTCCATTCACAATAGAAGATATTAATAAAGCAAAAACAACAAATAGGCATGTGGGAAATTATAGAAATTATAGGTTTTTTGTACCGATGAATATTCCATTGAAAAATAAGATAATAAGATTCTCTATAAGAAGACTATTGAAAGGGTGTTTATTTGATCTGTCCTAACTGTAAAAAGGGAAAGCTGAGAGTAATAAACAAGCGAGAGGATGAAAAAACTCCTATGGCCAAAAGGACACGTGTCTGTCCTAAATGTAAAGCTACTTATAGATCTGAGGAAATAATTAAATATCGAATAAAAGAGTCAAATGATGGAAGAGTTTTGAATAATATAAAGAGGAATGTAATGAATTGTCCAGAATGTAACGAAGAAATGTATCAAGTAGATCAATGTGATGAAATTGAGGTTTATCGATGTGAAAATCCATCATGTAAAAATGAAGGAAGGGAATTTAAGAAGGACGAAAACGATAATTTAATTGATGTTTCTTAAGTCTGACACATAAACAGGAGAGGGCAGGGAAGATTAGGAAGTATCATTGCTTGCAATCAATGATGTAGGTGTCCGTGGCAATGGCCACAACAGGAAGGGCAGCCGAAAAACCACAAAAGCATACGAAATTTCCTGTCCTCTATAAATAAAGGAGAAATAAAATGAGAGAATTAGATATTGGAATGAGTCATAGTACTGTTGTTGTGTGTTTGGATAAGCCCGGACAAGGTGGTGCTTGTCATCATTATGGTATATACGCAAAAATTAGTATTAATGGCATAGATGAACATCCATATTGCTCTATTAAATTCCAAAATGGTCCTATTAAAAATCATGGAGTCAACGGCTGCCAAAATGAAGATCTTCTAGCAATTGTGATCGATCGACTTCGAGGATTTCAAACAGGTAAATTCTCCTGCAGGGAAAATGCGATCGCATTAACAAAGCTTGAAGAATCTCTCATGTGGTTAAATAAGCGGACCAGGGATCGTATTAAACGTGGAGTGGAAGGTAAAAATATTAAATGAAGATCAGGAATTTCAGATCATCCAACCTGGATGATATAATTTATGAGGTTTCAAGGATGCATAGGGATGAAATAGAATTACTCTCTATGAGCATGGAATTACCTAGTATGAAAAGAAGGAGAAAGAAAATGAATGATGGTGATGCGCAAAGACAGATGAAGCATTCAGCTTTTGATGATACTATTAAGACTCTTGATAGGGTGACTGATGTTATAGAAGATTTAATTTCTATAGTATCAGGTGCTCCACGAGACGAGAAAACTAAAGCTGAAATTTCTAAATGTCCATCTCTTCAGGAATTTCTTGAGAAAGGTCCGGATCGGATTGAAGGAATCAGAGAGTACCAAATTGATGCTTTAGGAAAACTTAAGCAGCTGATATTCTGAAAGATCGGATGGTAGTAGCTCAGATGGTAGAGTACGGGATAGATAGAGTCAGTCTGGGTAACCGAGTCCAAAGGGCTGTGACATGGCCAGCCACGGTCCAGCATCTATCTATTCCGAGGTCGCAGGTTCAAATCCTGCCTACCATCCCAAATAAGTAAAAATCCACTTTTTCACAAGAATCAACATGTAGTTTGACTTTTTAATATTTGTACTATATCTTGCGATAGACAGAACTCCTTTAATTAAAGCTGGGTGTACTCGGAAGGCTTACCCAGCAGCCTTCCGGGTCACCCTTTTTTATTATGAGCCTACTTAAAAAAAGCGACGAAGCAGAAAAGATCAAAGTGATCGACCAGGTATTCCGGAATGAGTATACGGTCTGGACTAATGAATATGATCGGTACGAAGAAGGTTATAATTTCCTGGCAGGTGAGCAGTATACTAATTCCCAAAAATCCTGGTACAAAACGCAGCGTCGTCCCACCAATGTTTTTAATCTTGTTCTTCCAATATTCAATGCAGTTCTAGGTGATTTTGTTATGTCTCCTTTCGAGGAAAATGTTTATCCAGAAGTCGGAGGCACTAAGTATATGGCTCAGATCTGGGAAAAGGTTCTATCAAGTATAGCAATAAAAACAGAATATAAAGATGAAATGATTAAAACCCTTCTAGCAGGATTAAATAGAAGGGGTTTTATTTATCCACGCTTCAGCAATGAGATTGATATTGATGGATCAGTTGTTATCTGGAATGTAGATGAATTTCAAATGATCTTTGACAGCCGGGCCACAAAGTACTTTAC